TATGCTCGTTCTTTATGAGTATAGACTGCAAGATATTGGAAGATATGCTCATTCCTTTCATCAAGGAGAAATATCAAGGCGAAGACATTGAAGATTTGCTATACCTTGTAAAAGTCATTGTTCGCCATCGTCCACAAAATAATTGTGTTAAGAAAGGTCAGACTTGGTTGTTTGATAGTTTGGCACATAACAAAAGTTTGTTTTATGCAGATGACGCTATTGGTATGCCAATAGGAAATCTTACAAGCCAACTATTTGCAAACTTCTATATGTCATTCTTTGATGAGTATATGTTGAGGCTTTGTAAGCGGTACAAGTGTAAATATGTACGGTTTGTAGATGATTTCTGCATAACAGGACGTAAGAAAGAGCATATATTAAAGATATATAAGATGGCAGACTTGTATTTGAAGAACAAACTGCATTTGACATTACATCACGATAAGTTTTATCTCCAGGAAGTCAAGCGAGGCATTAAGTTTGTCGGTAGCGTAATCAAATATGACAGAATATACCTGAGCAACCGTACAGTAGGAAACCTTGTCAATCGTGTAAAAGAAGCCGAAGAGATATGTAAAACCGCAGTTCGTGCCACTCCAGAAAAAGAATTGGAAGCATACTATGAACTTGACAAAGTGGTATGTGCATTGAACAGTTATTTCGGTTTCTTGATACATTGTAATAGCTATGCTATAAGACGCAAATTATTTAAGAATTGCACATACTTTTGGAAATGCTGTTATGTAGAAGGCAAGTTTGCAAAAGTATGTATTAAGAATCAATATAAACTAACTCGTAAACTGCTATCAGAAGAATGAATGTAAACTATCAGTATTCAGACATAGAGCCACAGTTTATTGTCTGCAATAGAAATTTAGGAAGAAATGAATATACTATCAACTTTGATGTTGAAAAGTTGGAAAAGAAAGAGCGATCAGAAGGAAAGGAGTATCGTTATCTTACAGTGAAACTTCCAGCTGGCAATTATAGCCGAGATACCGTTATTTCCAAAATTATAGAGTCACGATACAATTCAGATGAAATGACAGCCATCGTCAATAATTATCTGCTTGATGATGGTGAAGAAGAGTCACTTGCAGAGTTCAAGGAAATGCAAGTCTGGAGACGGCACGCAAAAGACATAGCGGATAAATTCATTGCAGAGATTTAAGCATACGACCTTATGGAATTATAGGAAAGTCAATGCCCTTTGAAGGAATTGGCTTTCCTATTCTTTTATAAAATATAAATCAATATGGCAACAATAGCAAAAGGTTCAATAACACTTGTCAATGTGAACGATGCGTATTCTGTGTTGTTTACTCCAGACTCGTGTGCGATAAAGGCAGATTTCGATGGAACACATCCAGACTTGGAAAATGCTTTTACGGATATAACTGTTGTTCGTGGTGAAGAGAAGCACACCTTCAAGTTAAAACTTTCGGGACTATCAAATCCAACCATAACATATCAACAAACAGCCATTGACGGCTATACAAAGCGTATAAAACTCACCAGTATACCTTCTGATGTGTTGAGTGGAGCTTTGACATTTACGATAACTACAGATGATGAATTTGTGGCAGATGTCACGTTTACTTATTCGGTAGTGCGAGAAACATCAATGTTGGATTGGATTCTGGACTGGGAGAACAATAAAACAGTGATAGGCGACTCTTATTTGATTACGCCTAAGATTTTTGTGGGCAAGAAAGTTGAGAATGAAGCTGGATTGAAGACGCTAACAGGCGTATATATTGGGCCAGATGACACTAATACGGCAGGAATTTATGGTTATCAAGCTGGTAAGGATGTTTTTCATATCAATGCCAATGGTGCGATGATTGGCGGCTGGGCAATTTCCAGCAATAGTATTATAACATCAAATGATAAAGGCATTGTCAGCTTAGGTTCAGATGGCAACTTGTTTTATCGGACTAAACAAAATGAAGTGATATGGGCATTATTCCAGGATGGAAGCGCAACTTTCGCTAAGGGCAATGTCATGTTAAATAGTGACGGAAGCGCATCATTTACAGGAATCATCGAAGCTGCAAGCGGCAGTATTGGCGGTTGGACTATTGGAGAAAGCGTATTGTACGGTGATCATATTAGTCTTGATAGTGTAAATAAGCTATTGGGAGTATGCGGAGCATCTGTGTATGATCCTAAAAATATGAATACTGCCATACAGCAGTTTGGTGGCGTTTATATGTTTTACAATAATTCCAACAATTATGGATTGAAAAGCTATCTTCCAAGATTGGATGCTGGGAACGGCTTATATATTTCTCGAATAAGTTTTTCGCTTGGTTCGACTAATCAGATTGCTAACTGGACATTTGATGGGGATTCCATGTATATGGGAACTAAAGTCAATATGTCGAAAAAATATGCAGCCTCATCTGGGGAAATTACTATCGGATCACAAGGAATGAGGGGTAAAAGTTGGTATATAGATACCGATGGCTCTGTATCGTTTCTTAGTGGTGAAGTGCAGTTTTCAGAATCAACAGGTTCAATAGTTGGCTGGAATCTTAACGCTAAGAGATTATCAAATCCAAATGTGGCTATTATTTCAGATACGACAAATGCTGGAATCTATATGTCGGTTGCTGAGGGAACAGACTTCGACAACTTAGCCTCATCCAGTTTGACAGATTATATAGATGCTCATGGCGGCATTTACATGAAAACTAAGACAGATGGCGTATCATTTGCCGCATACGATTCCAGTGGCAGAAAGATTTTCAAGCTAAGAAGTAATGGCGTGAGTTCTATTGCAGAATGGAATATTGAAAATGATGCCCTGTTTGTTGGCACGAAGAAAACGGAAGCTGGAAGTTTTACGGATGCAAATGGAAGTATAACTTTTAGTAGCACAGGTATTCGTAGTAACAAATGGAGATTGGAAGCAGACGGTTCTGGCTCTCTTGCTGGTGATATGATTTCATGGAACGCAAATGGGGAAGTAAATTTTAAGGCAAAAGTATCAGCTGACAATATAACTGCTGGAACTATATCTGCTTGCACAATTCAAAGTAGTGCAGAAAATATCGCTTGGATATTAAGACAAGATGGGTCTGGATATTTGGCAGGCGGAAAAATTAACTGGACAACTGACGGAGAGCTTACGGTTACAGGTAAAATAAATGCGTCATCTGGTAAAATTGGTGCTTTTTCGATAGATGATAGTTATATTTATAATTGGTCAGATGATTATACATCCGAACAAGTTTGGTCAAAAGACAGTCAATTGAATATGGCTCAGATTGGCCCGAACTTTATTAGAATGAGTCAATCTGTTGGATATTTTACTCCAGGGGATATTGCATTTCAAAAAATAGGTATTGGTGCAGGATCTGACCCTACACAATCTTATAAGGATGATAAATATTGCGGCTCTGCTTTATATATATATCGAAAAATGAACTCTGTGTCAGATGTGTATTTCCCAGCAGCACAAATTATATCTGACAATGTGGCAAATCGAAATATAGGGCTTAGAATTGTTGGTGGACTTCAAGTTCATGGGGGTGTGATAGAATCTGGTTGCATTATGGAATATACTAAAGATGGTGATGCGACAGTTCTTGATTTGTCTTTTGGTACAACATTTCTTTTATTTAATAGAGCAAATGAATCACATGACTTCTTTTTCCCAAAATTATCGCAAATAAGACAACAATTAGGAATAAACGACACTAATACATCATTTTGCGTGCCAGTAAGAGTTGTATGTGGAAGTGGTTCTGCTAATTGTTGCATATCCGCAGCATCCGCAGCATCAAATACCCCAGGGAAAGAAGAAGGTGGGTCTATTGTGAATAATAATGGCGGTTGGGATTATAGTAGAGATAAACATTATGGAGCTAATCGTATGCCATTAGGGGCTGGTGATAGTTGGGCTTTTGCTTTAGTATTTACGCCAGCAACAGGGTATTATATTCAAATTCTTGATATACAGGATTAATGCGCAAAGACATAGAAATACATATTGGAACAGGCGATATAACATTGTCATCCAAGAGTAGCTATCAGTTGAGAGACTTCCAGTGGGTATCAAATCCCACTGGTTTGTCTCGTTATATCTATGGAGAAATTATTGTGCCGAACAATATCTCTGTCAATACAATTCGAGAGAAAGGTGTTTATACAACTATACCATATACACCTGTCTATAAAGAGTTTATGGTGCGTATTAAACGGTTGTATGAGAATGGATTGTATGAATATCTCCAGAATCCAGTAGACGGAACGGAGTGGTTTGTTGTAAAGAGTAATCTGTATGGCACTCATTGTAGCAAAAATGTATACGCCTCACAGCTGATGACGATTGCCGACAATGAATATTACTTTGAATTTGATAAAGGCATTATGAATGTTTACAGTGCCTTGGAGTCGGATTTGAATATAGTGAAAGCTAATCGACAAAACTCGAATATGCTGCTTGCTTGTGTGCCGACAAACAACTATCGCTATCCTATATCTGGAGTAGGCTTGATACGCTGGATGAATGGCAACATGGACTATACAGCACTTGCAGACACTATCAAGTCGGAATTTTCTGATGATGGTGTGGTAGTAAATTCAGCATCATTTGATTACGAGACAAATCAGCTTAACTTAGACGCAATTGCAGCAGATGATTAATGGCAACATATAAAGTAAAGGCAAACCAAAATATATTTGACGTAGCATTATTGCTATATGGTTCAATAGAAGGGCTGTTTGACTTGCTAATTAGCAATGAATGGCTAAACATGACAACAGATCTTATTCCAGGAATGGAATTGGAATACCATGATTATTTCGTTGTCAATGATGGTATAAAAAGTGTGATAGATGACAAGCAGCTCATCCCAGCTAATAGAGAACGACATGTCTATCTGAAACACCCAGCAGAAGATTTGGTGTTCTTGTATGACGTAGACTCAAAATTTAACTGCTCATCATTTATTGCAAGCGGTTCTGGAATCATGGTGATAGACTGGGGAGATAATTCAGATTTGGAAACAGTGCAGCTGACCACCGAGCGTCAAGTTGTGGAACATTATTTTGATAACGTGGCAGAAAAGCGTAGAATCAAAGTTTATGGTAACTTCCAGATAATTAAGTTTGATACAACAAAAACAGGCGGAGCATTGATGCTGATGAAGCCTATGATTGTTGATGAATATACGTCACATTCAAACAGCTATCCATTGCAAGGGCTATTCTTGTTTGATGGTACGGTTTCTATAGATTTAAGCGGTTGCTATATAGACAATCTACTTCCTATAGGAGATATGAGTTTACAGATACTTGATTTAAGGAATGTGAACTTTGCCGACATATCGGTATTGGATGATTACCTTCAGTATATCGTTGAAAACTATGGCGGCAGACGAGACTGTACAGTTTATTTGACAACAGAGCCAACTGGAAAAGGCATAAAGGCGATAGAGACGATACTTGGTGAGGATGCTTGGAATGAAGCTGGTAACTGGGTATTTAACATCAATGACAAAATATATACAAGACAATAATGGCAAGAACATTATCAGAAATATACACAATTGCGAAAGACAGCAGGAACGAGCATCTGGAACTTACAGAGTTTCAGAACTCGTCAAAGATGTCGATTTTAGATGCGATAACATGGACTACATCTGCCTGTATATGGGCATTTGAGAATATCATGGATGTATTTAAGATTGATATAGCCAAAGACATCCAGAATCGCATCAACGGTACTCCAGCTTATTATGCCAACGCTTTACTAAAGTACCAGTCTGGAGACGAACTTGAAATAAGTGATGACGGCACTTCATTTTCCTATCCAGCCGTAGATGAGACCAAAAGGATAATCTCCAAGGTTGCATATTCCGAATCGGCACAAGACAGATTCTTTGATAAACAACTGTTACTAAAAATAGCTACTGGAGACCCTGGAAGTTACTCACAAATAGAAGAGAACGAAATGGTAAAGATACGAGCGTATATCGGTCAGATTGTATTTGCTGGCACATCTGTAAAAGTGGTAAGTAGGAAAGGCGATATACTCATTCCTCGTGTCACAGTTTACCATGACGGTGCAGTTACCAATGATGAAGTGTACAGCAATATCGCCACTTCATTGAACAATTATATTAATAGTATGGATTTCAATGGTGTGGTATACGTCCAGAAAATCATAGATGCCATTCAGTCAGCAGAGCATGTGGTAGATGTTTATATAGACAATGCCACAACAGACTATCAAGGAATATTCGTTGCCCAGTATGATGATGACAATAACTTGATACCGACAACGTATGGTTCTGACGGTAATGTGACGAGTTATGAAAAAAAGATAGAACGCTTCTTTGTTCCGAATAGCGGTTACATTAAGGAAAGCACGAAAACTGGTGATGAAGCAGCATTACAGACATGGAAAGAAGCTATCACCCTTAAAGTTGAAGGAGAAAGCTAATGAGATATGTGATAAACTTCGACAAAACAATCAATCAGCTAACGCCACACTACATCGGTGGGCGTAAGCTGATATTGTTAATGCAAGCATTGGTATCGCCATTACAAGTATTGAATGATGACTTTTCGGAATATGCTAAAGAGCAACGTATAGAAGCATCCATGACCTCCCAGATATTACCTTTCACTTGGTTTTTGAACAGAAAATTTAAGAAATACTTTCTACAAAAGTCTGGAAGCATAATGATAACCAATGTCGCTTCCCTTGGCGTGCCGATACACAATGAAAATGCCGACATTCCACAGACAGACAACCTTTCACTTTATACAGAAAAAGAAGGCAAAGGAAAGGCTTTCTATTATCAGAATGAGCGAACTGATCAGAATACTTACAGTTTCATAGTTCACACTCCAGCTATAGATACATCGTTAATTTCCAAAGAACAGTATGTTTCAATGCTTACCTATTGGATAGAGCGTTACCGTCTGGCTGGCAAAACATATAAAATAAAATTTGACTGATGAAAGAATTTAGCGCACAAACTGGAGGTCGTTATACATACGTTGACGACATTATAAACTTGCAGGAACTGGCTCTTGCATTTTCCAGTATTTTTGCATCATGTGACAATTTCGTAGTAAGCGGTTGTGAGGTCAATGGTACTTCAATAAGTGCTGGCTATGTATATCTAAACGGAAAACTGAGATATTTTTCTGGAGCAACAGGAATATCAACGTGGCCTCAGTATATCTATGAATCGAACAAAGCAGAGAGCGTAGCCTATGCAAGTGGCGCAGACAAGGTAGGACGCAATGTGTACGGCTGTTCTATCGGTTCTTCAGTGCCAACATCTGCCGATGCTCTTACTGGAAGTGTGCCACAATACATCCAGATACTGAGAGTTGGCGGTAGAAGTCTGAACGATGCTTTCTTTGGGAAGTACGCATTACTGCTCAACTCTTCGGTAGGCTCGCAGACGATAGGCGATTCTGTTACTTTTGCTAACACCATGAAAGTACATGGCGCATTAAATCTAAATGATGACGCTATTTTTACCAAGGGCGAGGCTACTTGTAGAATGTATTATGATGGCAATGTTTTCCACATTCAGTCTCGTATTACCAATGGCGCATCTTATGATTTTGCGTTTAACCAGAGTAACGGCTATGTATTCTCTATAAATGGAGTAAGCATCATGTCGATTGCTGCAAATGGCATATCACTTACCAAGCCATTGACAGTAGGCAAAGGAACTTTAGGCAGTGTTACATGTGACGCAGACCATATCTACAACTCTGGTACAGGTTCTGACAAGGGAACGTTGTATATTAATTATAAGGGCTACAATGATGGCAACAGCTATTATCGGAATACCATTATAGGTAATGGCAAAGGAGTAGCGATAATTTCCGTTGACGGTAAGAGTGCTATGGTAGATATAGCTGGAAGTCTTACAATAGAATCAGCTTTGCAAAATGGATTACAGCTGAAGCACAGCACACTCCAGCAAGGCAATACAAGTCTTGTAAAGGTAATTAGTTGGCTTGATTCTGAAAATTCACAGATGGCATACGCTGGATTTTCGTCTACTTCAGACAATGTGTTTTATATCCATAATCGTGTAGCTAATGTCTGCATCAATGGTTTAAGTGCAGTCAACCTCCTTCCAGCAATTATGGAAAACGGAATACTTCTTACAGATAAATATGTACAGAAAACAGATTTAGCAACACAGATGACAGCTAAAGCAGATGTCAATTCTGTATATAGCAAGTCAGAAGCTGAAGGGAAGTTTGCGGACAAGATACTTGGATTAAGTCAGTTTATCACAGGAAGTAATACAAAAGAAGCATTGCGAAGTCAGATAGGGGCAATTGCTATCGGAGCTTTAGATGACGTACCAAGAATATCCAATTATCTTACAGACATGGCAAAGACTGATGCCGACAAGAAGAAAATCTGTGAGAATATCGGTGCTGCTCGTACAGGCGACTTCCAGTCTAAGATAGCCGATACAGGTTGGATAAATATCTCTGGAACAGATTTGTATGCTCGTCAGATTGGAGACCATGTTTGTATTCAAGGCAAGGTTGTGACAGTACATACAGGAAATGTGGCATTTAGATTGCCCAATCAGATTTCGGCACCTCGTTATGATGCAGCTTTCAGAGCGACACTTGATTGCAACTGTGATTGGGGTTGTAAAATAGCTGGGGGCAGCAAGGATTGCGTGGTCGTTTATTGCAGTCACCACGGTAAAACAATATCTTTATCATTCTCATATATGGCATAACAATGAAAATTCATAATTTTATCAAAGACTCTTACGGTATGGAACGTAATGAGCGAGAAGCGAGAGAACAACATGACAAGGTTACAGAATCAAAAGCTGAAGAACAAACAACAGGAAGTTTGTCACAGCACCCCGAAAAGTCAGCGAAGAAGCGTAAGACGAAAGAAAAAGAAATCGAAACGTAGAGAGTTCTATGAAACACGGCTTGGATATTTCATCCAGCATGAAGCACCTTTGGAGTATGACATTATCATGGAAGTATCTGGAGGATATGAGCCAAATGTTGATATGATAGAGGCATTGGGATATGCCTCGTTGAATCCCCTTTTTAGAAAATCAAAATTCAGAAGAGCTTTGATAGAATACAGAAAAATGGGATGTCATACGCACCATCCCAAACAAGCCGATGCTATAACAGAATTTACCTATATTCAGAGACGCAGAAAGTTAAAAAACGTATAAATCTCGTAAAAAGAAAGTCGTCTAAAGTAATTTTATTCGGCTTTCTTTGTTTTTATAACACAAAAGCACTAACTTTGCGTTTCATAAATTGACTTCGTATATCTTCCCATTTCTTATTTTCACTTTAACGAATATCGTATGAAAGATTTCGTTGTGTCAGTTAGGAAGCTAACTGATGCCGACCTCATGCGAGAAGCATGTCAGATGACCTTTATTGGGAAGAGTCATCAATCACTTCTCAGCATCTACAAAACAGAACACTCCCCAGTACGTTCACAACTTTTTTGGGTAAAGTTTGAAGGAATCCCATTGTACATTTCGACCCATTTACTTCGTCATCATGTTGGTTCAGTACCGTTCCAACTCACTTGTCGCACAGATAGGCAAGGCGGTAATCCTGGACTTATCCAGAAAATTGACTATATCAAGCAGCGGCTTGAAGAAGTGCTGGATATGGACGAAGACAATAGAAATGTAGTGATAAGTGAAGCCGTACATGATTTGACATGGCTCCAAGAAAATTCAGATCGTTATACTCCAGTAAACCTCGGTTTGCTTATCAATGCTCAGTCGCTTATTGATATGGCAAAGTTACGCCTTTGTTTGCAAGCTGCTCCAGAAACGAGAAAAGTATTCCAAGCACTTAAAGACGAGATTTCAAAGGTTGACCCAGATTTGGCAAGTATGATGGTTCGCAAATGTGTGTATCGTGGTGGACTATGTGGAGAAGGACGCTGCTGTGGTTGGAACCACACTCCAGAATTTATAAATGAAATGCGTAATTACGCATCCTTGTTCTCTGAAAAGCAAAGAGGGCAGTATCTTCCATCAATCAACTAAACAACTATGAACAAGAATGATTAAAAAAGTTAGGAAACGTGACGGAAGAATCGTTGATTTTGATTTCAAAAAGATTGTAGAAGCCGTTAAAAAAGCATTTGAAAGTCAGAATGAAACTTATGACAAAGGTTTAGAGAACGCTTTGTCGGCAAATCTATCTCTTATTAATGACAGTAAGGTTGCATGTATTGAAGAAATTCAAGACATTGTAGAAAAAACACTGATGGACGGCGGCTATTATAAAGTAGCTAAAGCATACATACTCTATCGTGAGCAGCACAAAGAAAGTCGCTTTATAAAGGAGCGTATTGACTATATGGATAGGTATAGTCAGTCTGGCGATAATGCCGCAACTTCATCTGAAACAGACTCCAATGCTAATGTCACAATGAAAAATGTGGCAAACTTAGAGGGCGAGGTTTACAAAACAACCAATCGTATCATCCAGCGACAGAGAATGAAGGACGAGTTGAATAAACTCTTTCCAGAGCTTGCAAAGCAGTATGAAAAGGACTTAAATCATCACATTATTTACTGCCATGATGAGAGCGCAACTCCAGTTTTGAAGCAATATTGTATGGCCGTAAGTCTCTATCCTCTTATGTCTGAAGGAGTTGGAAACATTGATGGGGTCACGCCTTCAGCACCAAACGATTTGCAATCATTTAGCGGTCAGATAACAAATCTCGTATTCTTACTATCATCACAGTGTAAAGGTGCTGTGGCTATCAGTGAGTACTTCATAGCATTAAACTACTATGTTGTAAAAGAGTTTGGCGAGAAGTGGTATTGCTATCTGGAAGCACCGACATCAACGGACTATTGCGCAATTCGCAGAACGGTAAAAGACAATATTCTTAAAGCATTCAAGCAGTTTGTGTGGGGTATCAACCAGCCAGCAGGAAACCGTAGTTATCAGAGTCCATTTACAAACATTTCGTATTACGACAAGACTTACTTCGATTCTTTGTTCGGAGAGTTCTATTATCCAGACGGTAGCAAGCCAGAGTGGAAGGCGATAGACACGCTCCAGAGAATGTTTATGAAGTGGTTTAACCGTATTCGGCTGAAGCAAGTGCTGACATTCCCAGTGGAAACATTTGCAATGGTGCATGACGGCAAGGACATCGTAGACAAAGACTATAAAAAGCTGTGCGCAGAAATGTATGCAGAGGGTCATTCATTCTTTACATATATTTCAGAAAGTGCAGACTCATTGGCAAGCTGTTGTAGATTGCGCAACGAACTGGCAGAGAATACTTTTAATCCGACATCTGGTTTAACTGGCGTGATGACTGGAAGTTGCAATGTCATTACGTTGAACATAAACCGTATTGTACAGGACTGTGTTAAAAAATATGGATTGCATGGCGGCTGGAAGGAGAACACTTCTTTCATTCGTGACAGTTTGATAGACATTCTCCAGCGTGTTTACAAGTATCATATTGCTTTCAAGACGATGCTCTATGATATGGAGGATAAAAAGATGTTTGCTGCTTCAAATGGTGGCTATATTTATATCAACAAACTTTATTCTACCATTGGTATTAATGGTTTGAATGAAGCTGCCAGATTCTTGGGACTGAAAGTGTCGAATAACCCAGAGTATATCAAGTTCTTACAACTGATACTTGGTACGATTAAGGAACAGAATAAGTTGCACTCTATTCACGACAAGAAGCGTCCGTTCTTGTTCAATAGTGAGGTTGTGCCAGCGGAAGGACTTGGAAGCAAGAACTATGAGTGGGACAAAGCAGATGGGTACTGGATTCCAGAGGATGAAAATCTCTACAACTCATACTTCTATGAGGCGCATGATGATACTTCGGTACTTGACAAGTTTGTGCTTCATGGTAATCAAACCTACCAGTACACCGATGGCGGTTCTGCCGCCCACATCAATCTGGAAGAACATCTGAGCAAAGAGCAATATTTGAAGCTGATTGATTTTGCAATAGCTAAAGGTACGAGCTACTTTACATTCAATATACCAAATTCCAAATGCGAGAATTGTGGAAAGATTGTGAAGCAGCCTATCAGTAAGTGTCCTTGTTGTGGCAGCACAGACATAACACAGTACACAAGAATTATTGGGTATCTACGCCCAATAAAAAGTTTTGGAATAGAGCGGCAGATAGAAGCTGGAAAGCGAGTTTATAGTAAAGGAGTATAAGTATGCTAAAGTATGTTGACACCAAAGTTGTTTTTCGTGAACTTCCAGGTGAAATAACATTAGCTATCAATTTGAGTGGTTGCCCTTGTCATTGCGAGGGTTGCCACTCTCCTTATTTAGCTGATGACATAGGAGCGGAATTGACAACAGAAACGCTTGATACCCTTATAAAGCGGAATGATGGAATAACGGCAGTATGCTTTATGGGAGGCGATGGCGACCCTAAAGCTGTATATGATTTGGCTTGCCATGTGAAAGACGCTATTCCAGAGATTAAGGTTGGGTGGTATTCTGGAAGAGCGAAACTGCCAGAATGGTTTTATCCGATATATAAGGATAAAGTAGTACTTGACTATATAAAACTCGGTGCATATATCGTTAATTTTGGAGGTCTTGATAGCCTGACAACAAACCAAAGGCTATATAAAATATTACTGGATGATATGGCTGGCTATGATGTAATAGACATAACAAAACTATTACGTAAAACCGAATGTATATCTTAAAGCAATAATAAAAGTACAGTTTTGTACACTATCTAAATGGTGTATTAAATATTTTATAATCGTTGATTTACAGGTATTTAGTAAGGCGTTAGATTTTTAACGAGCAAAAAGTTTGAAAATCATTTGCATATTTCACTTTTTTGCTATACCTTTGCAAACAGAAAACAAAACAAAGCATCATGCGATGATGAAAAAGAAGGGCATTATCAATGTCTACGAGGGTAGTGCCGACATCAATGAGCTTAAAAGTTCGGTAGACAGTTTGCCAGATGGAGAATACGGATTCTACATTTTTGACAACTCCAAGAACCGCCCATTACCTCAATTGAAATACCTCTTCGGTGTAGTGTTGAAAACCATATCGCAAAAGTTGGATTCACATCCATCACCAGGGGCATTATACAGATATTTTGAAGAGGTGTACGCACCTATTCATAAATCTAATATTCAAGGCGAAGAATTTGAATACTTCGACCTAAAAAGCGAAAAATCAATTGAGTTGGATAGTGTAATAGAAATGATTATCCAACATGCCGCAGACCAGTGGGGAATAAAGATTCCTACCAGAGAGGAAATACGAGAAGCAGAAGCTCGTACACCTTATGCAGAAGCATACGCTGATATGTGGAAGTTTCTATCTCAAAACTAATTCATATCCAACTCAACTATGAGTGAATTAACGAATCAGATGTCTGCTCTTGACATCTTTGCATCTACCCAGGAATCTTTTGATGATGCAAAAAAGAAGAGCGCAGCAGAGAGTGGAAACCGTGTAAAGTATTTCCGTATTTCGGGCGATGGCACAGTAGCCGTCCGTATTTTACCCCTTGCGCCTGTTATTGACGCAGACGGAAATGTTCTTCCTATGGATCGTAAGGGTTACGAATACCCAGTGAAGGAACTCGTACTTAAAATCAAGGGCGATAATAACAAGCAGACCTTCGTGAATGTTTGCAACGCTAAGTACGCCTTCCCGAAACTGGAGTCAGATCTTATTGACAAGTACACCGAACTCGCACTCTCTTTGTATTCAGACGATGAAAAACTCTGCAAGAAAGTCAAGGAGACCAGCTTCAACGGTGGTTTGAAGTGGGATTCTAAGCGTTGCATGTACATTCTCGACTTAGACAAGCGCAACGATGGCATCCAAGTATTCCAGCTTTCTTACTCGCAGTATAAAGAGCTGGAAGAGCGTAAACTCCAGACTTGGGCAAAGCTCAACAAGAAAGGCAATGTGCCTTGCCCTATCTCATCAATCGCAGACGCTTTCCCAGTAGAGATTACTCGTAAGACAGAGAACAAGAAAACCAACTATTCTTTCAATATCGACACCCTCTCCCCGAAGGATGAGCTGACCGAGGACGAGTTGCAGAACCTTCTCAACACGCCTCGTCTCCCAGAAGTACTGTATCGTTATACACGCTATCATCTGGAGGCAACCATCGCCTACCTCAACCAGTTTGATGAGACAACAGGAATGGAAGTGATGAAAGACCCAGCTATCAAGGAGTGCATCGACCAGATTAAGCTCTGCTTGCCAGCTGATGACCAGTCGCATTTCAACATGAACGGCAAGAACAATGGTGAAGCCGGAAGCGATGATGCCGCTACCCTTGACAGTCTTTGGGACTTGTATGACAAGTTATGTGACGAAGGACTCGATGACAAGAGCGAGGAAAGTCAAAATCTCCGCACCTCTATCAAAGAGTTCATTGAGGATAACGACTTGGATGTCAGCATCACACGCAAGAAAACCAACGAAATGCTCCTCAATGA